AAGTCGGTCATGGCCGCTGCCGACTTCGAGCAGACCAAGGTGGCGTTCGCCACGCTGATCGGCGATGCCGGAAAAGCCGAGGAAACCCTTGCCAAGCTCCGCAAGTTGGGCGCGGAAACCCCCTTCGAGTTCCCCGAACTGGCCGACGCCGGCCGCAAGCTCATCGCCTTCGGTGAATCCGCCGACACCGTGCCCGAAACCCTGCGGCGCATCGGCGATGTCTCGGCCGGGGTGCAGGCACCGATCAACGAGATCGCCGAACTCTACGGCAAGGCGCGGGTCCAGGGGCGCTTGTTCGCCGAGGACATCAACCAGCTCACCGGGCGCGGTATCCCGATCATCCAGGAACTCGCCAAGCAGTTCGGCGTGTCGGACTCGCAGGTCAAGAAGCTGGTGGAATCCGGCCAGGTGGGCTTCCCCAACATCGAGAAGGCGTTCATCGACATGACCTCGCAGGGCGGCAAGTTTTCGGGCATGATGGAGGCTCAGAGCAAAACCACCTCCGGCCTGTTTTCGACCCTCAAGGACTCGATCAACGAGGTGTTTCTCACGCTGGGCCAGCCGATCAACGACGCCCTGCGCCCGCTCATCGCCGATGCGGTTGGCATGATCTCGAAACTTGCCCCGATGGCGGCTGCGGCCGGTGCGGCGGTCCGGGATGCGATCCGCTTCGTGATGGCGGCGTTCCAGAGCGGGCAGGTTCTCGATCTGGTCGCCTCGTCGCTCAAGCTCGGGTTTGCGGTAGCGGTCAACTCGCTGGTCAGCGGATTTCGGCTCGCCGTGTCGTTCTTCTGGTATCTCATCACCGACGGCGCGATGTGGAAGGGCCTGGGCGAGACGATGCTGGGGCTTGCCGCCGGACTCGGTGCCGCGCTGCTGAACGCCTTCCAGATGCCCATCGCCTATCTGGCTGCCGGGATGGACTGGGTGGCCGCCAAGCTCATCAAGGGAATCCTCAAAATTCCCGGCATGGACGAACTGCTGGGCTTCGGGGAGGGCGATGTGGTGGACGACTTCGGCACGCTGTTGGAAGCTCAGAAAGCCAGTCTGAAAGGTGTGGCCGACGGGATCACCGTGGCGGCGGGCGAACTGATGGGCAGTGGTGCGGAGGGACTCGGGGAAAGCGCGAGGAACGCTGCGGAAAAGGCGGGGAGATTCGGCACCGATGAACTGATAGACACCTCGGGACTCAGGGAGGACATCTCGCGGGTGGTCGGTTCGATCCGGGATGCAATGCCGAAGCCCGAAGAAACGAAACAGGTGACGAAGGCGGCTGAGAAGACTGCCGGGGACTCAAAGAAATCAGCCGCCGCCGCCACGACCGCCCGACTGGACCCCATTGTCACCTCACTCGGCAAGGTCGGCGGCGGCGGGTATTCGACCGGCACGCTCGACGCTCAGCGGGAGAACAACCGGCTCACCGGCGAAACCAACCGACTGCTCACCGACATGACGCGAAAGATCGAGAAGCTCGGTGGCACGGGGCAGGCGGCGTTCGGTTGACGCGGTGCCAGTGGGCAAGATGCCCCACCATATCTCCATCCAGCCGGGAAAGCTCTATCCACAGCCGGGATACACCCTCCAGATCGACAAGGAGGGCAAGTGGACGGCCACCCAGATCTTCCTCTGCCACCGCTCATCGGCCGTCGCCCTCATGCCGCGTCCGGGCACGAGACACCCGGAAGTTCCATTCATCGAAATCACACAGGTTACGGCCGCATTCACCGAGGGTGACCTCGCCGAAATCACCTGCCAGTATGCCGGGGCCGAGGAAAAGGAGGAGGAAGACGAAAAGGCCAACGCGGTTTACACCATGGGCCTGTCGCTCAGCGAGGAACCGCTGCTCTCCCACCTCCGTTACAAGGACATCCCGCAAAAGGAACGCGAGGCGATCCAGCTCATCCAGTCGGGCAAGGATAAGGACGACCAGGGCAACAAGCTCCGCGACAAGGTGGAGACCGACCGGGGCAAGGAGGCGCTCGGCAAGATCGACCGTGGCCAGACGAGTTATTACAGCCCCCGCGTGACATGGCGCGAAAGCTGGGTTCGGGACAAACCGGCAGCCGCCGCCGAACTCAACGACATCGGCAACATCGCCACCCCTACCGGTCCGGCGCCTTCCCTGGCGGGAGGCCGCAACTGGCTCAAGAACGGCATCACCCAGACGCAGGAGGGCAAGGCGTTCCGGCTGGAAAACGAATGGCTCGCCAGCGACCGGGGCGGCTGGGACGCCCAAATCTACAACGATTGACCGCCATGAGACTCCCACAGAAAAAGAAACCGGGCGATCCGATCATGGCGGAGGATTGGAATCTGCTGTTGGACGCCATCGCCGCACGCACGCCGCGCCCCGGTGACGGATTGAAGTTCATCTCGTCATCCGGTGGCTTCGCCTATGCCGCGCCTAAGCCGCTCGACGCCATTCCGGGCCAGCCGCCGTTCTCGGTCATCGGCATTGCCAAGTCGGGCGGCGGTTACAAGGTGACGATCAAGGAAGGCTGGGTGATCGAGCGCCAGCCGAAGACCGGCTCGAAACCGGCGGTGAAGTTCCACATGCCGGAGTATGGCGGAAAGCCGCTCGATTCGATCCCCAAGCCGGAAATCCAGATGTCATTCGGCGACATCCTCTGGTGCCGGGTCCAGACCGACGACGAAGGTCTCATCACCGGCACGCCGGAGATCATTGTCAGTTCAACCAATAAGGATGGGAACCACTACTATCCCGAAGACCCGGAGGGATCTGGCGGCCCTGGCGACTACTACATCAAGCTCCTCAGACTCGACAACGACGGCGGTGTGCCACGGGTGAAGGTCTATCAGCAAAGCGACATCGAGCACTGGGCGCAACTGTGGACCGGGAAGAATGTCGGCTACTGCGCACGCGTCTATAAGGAACACAGGGAGGATGAGAACATCTACAAATTCCGCACGATCAAGGGCACATCGCCAATTCGCGTCAATGAGCAGGGCGATGTCATTGATGTGTCGATTGATCCGGACTACCCGCCGCCGCCGCCCTACAATCCGCCGGAATACGCCGAGACGGGGTCGCTGACATTTCTCGACTGCGATGGAATCCCCATTGAGGGCAAGAAGATCGAGTGGGAGGACGGCCTGGTGAAAACGGCCGGGGACATCACCATCGAGATTCCACCGTGCGACGAATACGGCGGCGGCTATGGTGGCGAGGGCATCACCGGAGCCACCGGCGAACTCATCATCCGCAGCGACCGCCCGGATCTAACCTACCCGGACAACATCGTCGGTTATGTGAAGGCCGAGAACGGCATCGTGACCGAGATCCGGGGCGATGTGCTCGTCTGCTGCCACCCGTCCACGCCATGATTGCCGCCGTGTTCTTCAGCTATTCAGGCGACTCCGGGTTGGTAGTCCACACGGCGGCCCGGGCGCTTGCCCTTGGTTGTGCCGTCACCGTGGCCGACGACGCCCGCGACCCGATGCCAGGGGATGTGTGTGCCATGCTCCGCGCCGCCGGTTGCCGGGTGATCGTCACGGATTTCAATCGCAAGGGCAACCTCAACGGCACCGAGTGCGCGGTCGGGATGCTCGACACCTTTCGCGACGCAGCCGCGGCCCACGGTGCCGATACCGTCATCAAGCTCGACCCGGACATGTGGCTCGGTTCGCTCCGGTGGCTGCCGCAGGCCGGGGAACCGGGAGCTGTGTTCTCAGCCAGGGGCGTCATCATGGGGGCCTATGCCACGCGGGCCGATTCGATAGACAGGTTGCGGCGCGGCGTGCTTGAAACCAAATGGAGTTGCCGCGTGGCCGAGGCGTTTGCCATTGGCACCAACCTCAAGCGGCAGGGCGCGGTCGTCCATCCGACGCAACACCGGCTCGCCGAGTGGACGCCGGAACTGGATGTGCCCGTCCACGACATCGTGCTGATGGCCCGCTGGCCGCGCTGGGCACGCGAGGAGGGGATGCGCCGGTTGACAGCGAACCAACGGGCGTGAAGCTCTATGTTGATCTTGAAACGCTCCAACTGATCGAAGGACCCGGCTTTCGCAACCCGGTCACCTCGCTGCGGTTCAAGCGCGGCGACGCGGCACGCCTGGAAGTGGCTTTCCTTGCCAACGGCACCACGCCCTCCACCATCGGCAACCCGGCGTCCCTGGAACTGCGCTTCGGCGTGAAGCCGCGCAACCGCTACGATGTCGGCTACCTCGTCCACACCGCCACCTGGACGCTGCCTGTACCGGGCGCCACCAGCCCGGCCTATCAGTGCGCCCCGAGCTTCAACACCACCGAGCTTGATTCCGCTTTGCAGGTTGGGTCGTCCACCGGCACCGAGCTTTCCGAAATCACGCTCATGGGCGAGATCACCTGGCGCGAGGGAGCGGGCGAACCAACCTCCACGCGCACCTTCATGGTCGTCGTGGAAAACGATGTGAACCGGGGCACCGAGGGCGTGCCCACCAGTGCCGAACCAGCCTATCCGGCTCCCGGGTCCATCGCCCTCAAGTCCAACGAAAACTACACGGTCACGGTGAGAAACACCCTCAAGACATTCAACGCCAACACCGCGACCATCGACCAGATCACCGACACGCTCGCAACCCTTCTTTTCACCCTCAAATCCAAGAACATCATCTGATGAAACCGGTAACCAAAATACTCCTCGCTACACTCGTCCTCGGCGGGCTCCTGGTTGCCTTCGGCGCGAAGGGAGAGCGTCTTGGCGGACTGAACAGCAACTCGACGGTTTACACCCCGGCCGATGACATCCACGCCCCGAGCGTCACCACCAAAGACGGCTATCCGGTTTTTGAAATCCGGGTGCCGGATGGATACACCGAGGTCCAGGTCCGCGCCAGCCTGACCAATTTCGAGCCGGGATTCCTGCTCAAGGACGACACCGAATTCGTGCTCAACTACATCCCCACCGGAGCGACGGTTGGCGGACGCAAGGTGTATCGCGCGATGGGCACGACCCATGAGGCGAAGTGGAGCGTCGCCTACAGCCGGTGGGAGTTCGGCTACAAGAACATCCAAAGCACCGACCCGGCCACCGACCCGTGGGACATCCAGGGCGCGACCTTGACCGGCACGCCTCCCGGCACCTTCGCTTTGAAGAAGGAATATTTCGTCTATCGCTTCTGCACCACGGGTATTCCCGCTGACGCGGAGTGGGGCAAGGGATCCGGCGACCCGGATGCGTGGGTGTTCATCGCCAACCAGAACGCCCAACCCGGCGACAACACCGAGTTCAAGCGGCAGCAGTGGGACCAGAACTCGTCGCTCACCTCGCAACTGCAACCCGGCGGCACTCCCGGCCAAACCATCCTGTTTCAGCCGAGCCGGGGCAATCTCGGGGCCATCGAGTGGATGCAGCAGAACCACAACAAGCTCGTCTGGACCTATCAGGTCGAGTCGCCGGCCGGCAAACCCAAGCACCCGAATGGCTCGGATGTGTGGAACGCCCTGCATCCGGTCGAATGGCGGAAGAACCGCATCACCATCACCCCATGACCCATCCCTAACACCAACCAACACACAACCAACACACAACAGCAATGAAACTGACCACACTGATTGCAGCAGTCGCCATCGCGGCGGCTATCCTCACCACCCATGCCAACGCCGGACTGCTCGAAGCCCGGGCCAAACTGGAGGGTGCCAAATCCGGGGCCGAGTCCGCCGTGGCGGCCGCACCGGGCGACGCGGACCTGACTAGGATCGCCGCCGACAAAGCGCAGGCGCTCGCCGCCTTTGATGCCGCCGCTACCGCCAGGTTCGGCCAAGGCTGGCTCGCCCGCTGGCAGAACAGCAAGTATGCCAAACCGGACGACGAGGCGGTGGACATCTACATCGCCGGAACCGCGCACGACTGGAAGCATACGAACCTCGCCGGTGCGTCCGTCCCAAAAAGGGTTGAACTTGCGGCCTACCTCGCCACCAAGAGCCCGCTCCAGACCGAGGACATCAATACCGTTCTTGGGATGGACATTCACAACCCGGATGTTGCGGCCAGGATCGACGAGTTCGCCACCCTGCTACCGTCGAAGGGAGCGCGTGACGCCCAATACTTCGCCTTCAAGCACCTCGGAGTGATGGGGCGGCCGGGGAACGGATTGGCGTGGACCCAACACATGACCACCGCCGAGTGGTTCGAACTGGCCGCCGCCGATGCGCACTTCGAGCCCAGGGTGTTCACTGCCATGCGCGATCATCTGCTGGCAACGGCGGCGAAGCTCCTGATCGACAAGCGCCGCGCCGCCGGCCAACCGGTCGAGGGACCGGAATTCGATGCCGCGTTCGCCCCCGTGTTGGCCGCGCTCAAGGCCCCGAAGTTTGACGGACTTGCCGCCTCCGTGGCCTCGCTTGGTCTCGATCTCGTGGTCCCGGCAGCCGACTACAAGGCGCAGGAGGCGGTTGCAGCAGCCGTGGCCGGTGCCGCCGCCCTCAAGGCCACATTCGCCACCTCGTGGGGCGAGCAGGTTTCCTACCAGCACGGCCTCGGCAGCGTCATGTTCGTGATGGGCGAATCCGCCTACCAAGTGTGGCGCGAAGACCTCCTCAAAACCCGCTGAACCATGAACCCTAACAGACAAATGAAATCGCATCTTCAACTCATCACCGTCATTCTCGCCCTCGCATCCGTCGCCACTGCCCAAGGGCAGGCGAAGGCACCCCCGGTCCCAAGTCCGAAAGTGGACCCGT